TTGTAAATAAATATTGTGTTTGAGTTGGTAGTAACTTTTTTTATAAAGGAGATTACTATGAATACAAAATACAAATACCATGATGGTAATAGAAATAAAGATTACACTCGTTCCAGAAAAGGTGCTGATTGTGTAGTTCGTTCTATTTCAATTATACTTAATCAATCATATAAAACTACACTTAAAGATTTATGTGATTATTCTGTAAAGTATGGTGCAATTCCTAATGATGAATGGTTATACGAAAAATATCTTTTATCAAAAGGATTTGAAAAACAAAGTCCACCAAAAATAAATGGTAAAAAAATACAATTAAAAAATCTTCAATTTGAAGGTCGTTGTGTTTTACTTACCAGAAATCATTTAACTGCTGTTATTAATAACACAGTTTATGATACTTGGGATTGCAGACAATCAAACTGCAATTCATTTTATACTTTAGGAGAATGGAAAGACTACTATGCGTTAAGTAGTATCTTTAGTATATAAAAAAGCGTACTAGCACTAACTAATACGCTTTAATTAAAACAATTATTAAGTTACTACCATCTTAAACACAATGTTAAAATAAAGCAATGTTTCACGTGAAACAATTAATTTTAATTATATAAAGCCATTATATTTTTAGTAATTTCTTTTCTGTTTTTCTCTCCATGTTCTGTAACTTGTTCTTCTATAAAAGATTCTGGAGATAAATCATAAATAGCTATCTTTAATGCTTGTTTAACTATTTTATAACCTACTTCTTCTCTTATAGATTTATCTACAAATAACAAAGAGTTAGCTATGCTAGTAGAAACATCTTCTGCTTTTTCTTTTATAAATTGTCTTTCTTCTTTAGTATTACCTTGATTCCAAATCATTATATCACTCCTATATTAATTAAAAATTTATTATAGGCATATTATTTACATTTTGTCAATTATTGACCAGTTAAAGGGTTATTTAATGCTTTGGTTAGCATATCTCTTAATCGTTCTTCTAACTCTTTTAGCTTAACATCTATAGCTTCATTGCGTCTTTGTGCATCTGATTCTATAGCCGTTCTTTTGCCATCAAACCTATCTTCTGCGTGTTGTATTAATTCTCTAATTTCAGTTTCTGACTGTCTTACAGAAGCTCTTACATCTTGTTCCGAAGTACGACTTCTTTTATCTACAGCAGTAATTGCATCCATGATTTCGTTTATATCCTTACGAAGTTCATTACGAATATCTCTGGCATCACCTTGTGCTGCTGTTACTAATTCCATAGCTGTAGATATTTCCGACTGTAAAATTTGTTCCATATTAGCAATTTTAGTTTCTAATGTATTATCCATGCCAGATATTTTATCATTTAATACTGTTTCTAAATTAGTTATCTTTTCTTCAAATACATTTAAACGACTTTCATAACCAGATAAATCAGGTGGTTCATAAGATTTTATGACTTCTTTCATATCCATATAATCTTTATACACTTCAAATGCACCATAAGCACCACCAACCAATGTTGATAATGCTATTAATATTCCTACTAATTTCCCACCTCTAAATTTAATTCCTGCAAATTCTAATTCATTACTCATACTGCATATCCACCATATTATTAAATGTTAAGCTATCACGCACACCAAAATAATTACCTAATGGGTCTTGTAACATAACATCTGTATATATTTCTTCGCTTTCATACCATACTGGCTGAACTTGTGTAGGTATTTTTTGATATGTTTTAATGTCTGCACCTAAAGCATTAACCAATGCTAATGTTGTTAATTGTGCTACGGCATCATATTGACTATCAAAACTTTGCATAATCTCTTTAGCTTTTTCTTGTTTAGCTTCTTGTTTTTTAGTGGGTTTATCTTCTGCTTTAGCTTCTTTTACTTCTTCCTCTTGTTTAGGTTCTTCTTTCACTTCCTCTTTTACTTCTTCTGGTTCTTCTTTAGGCTCATTTTGTGCCACCTCTTTTTCTTGTGGCTCTGGTTCAGGTTGCTCCTCTACTACTTCCTTTGGTTCTTCTTTAACTTCTTCTACTGGCTCGTCATTAGACGCTGTTTCTGGGGTAGGGTTACTATCCTCAACCTCTTGAGTTGGCTCTGTAGGAGCTTCTATGGGCGATTCTGTAGTATCATTTGCCGTAGTTACCTCTGTTTCTACTAAAACTTCTTGAATTTCCTCTGTTACAGCTTCCATAGTTATGACTGGTTCAAAAGAAACAGTTGTATCTTCAAATGTAGTTTCAATAGATATAGTTTCTTCAATAGGTGCAATTTCTACCATTGGTTCACCCATATTCATTGTCATATCTGGTAAATCAGGCATTTCAATTATTTCTACTAACTCTTGTACTTCTTCTACTGGTGTCGTGGTATCTTCAAAAGTATCTATAGGATTATATGTATTCATAATATCTAAAGTTGTTGTTGTATCTTGCTCTTGTTGTGCAATCTGCATCCAAGTTTCTACTGATGTTGTTATATGATTATAAACGACATTATATTGAAATTCATCCCAGAAAAATTCTCCATATCCGCCAATCTCTATATATACTTTATCTAATTGGTTAGCAAAGTCATAGCTTCCTGTAACTGTATTCACCCAATTTGTATTATTATTATAGTTATTAGGGTTTTGGCTAAAAGTTGTTTTGTCTATAGGTACTAAACCTGTTTCCCATTGCAATGTATTATCATTATATCCTTTTGTTTGCATAAAAGCTGTTTGAGAGGAATTGTTATACATACTATTTGGAAAAGCAAAAAGAAATTCATAATTAACTTCCCCTCCTTGTTCTATACCAAAAGAATTAAGATCAACATATTGTCGCCAAGTTGTTAAACTATTTGTTCTAGCATGACCACAAGCTGAAGTACGACCATCTGTGCCAGTTGCAGGAAAACCACTTGCTGCATCACTACATGATGTATGTGAATAAACCGATCCAGCCCCACCCCAGTCTACATCTGCATCACCCTCGTACTTATTAGTAACGACACCTGTATCACCATCTAACACATCACCAGTATTTTTATGCTCTATAGTTACAGTTGTTTCTGTAATTTCTTCTACATCACCTTGTATTTCTATTTCGGTAGTTGTTGTAGAACCTTCATCTAATAATTGAGCATTAGAGGAAAAGCAATATAAGTAAAACACTAAAAATACCCAAAGCACTTTCATCAGTTACTATCTCCTCATCTTTAAAATTTTCTTTTACCCATTTATCATAATCAGGTCTTTTCTCAGGATTCTCTGCCCAT